CATCAGGAGACAAGATAATAAATGATGGTAAACACTACACTTCTGATACTACTGGTACTTCAGCAGGTGCTGGAGACGGTCCAAGTGGAACAAGTGCTAATATAGTAGATGGTACAACTCGTTGGGATTATGTAGCTGCTACTGCAACAAAAGGTTACTATAAGATAGCAACTGCAGCAACAGATACTTTTACAATTACTGATAGTGCATCAGGTACTATTGCTTCATCACCTTGTGTTATTGAAACTGCAAATGATAATGATAGACAAGTTTGGGGTAGTATAACTGTTGATGGATTCAGTTCAATAGATGGTCCTAAACTACCTGTTAGATGGTCATCTTCTGCTACTAAATCTACATATCGTGGTTCTTTAGATAATTATAATATCTGGGCACCTCAAAGTAGAGCACATACAACTGCTGGTGTTTATATAACTAATAGATACTGTAGACTAGGTGAAGGTAGTATTGAAGGTTATGCTCATCCTGCAGATGGAGGTGTTTTACCAAATAAAGTAGTTACACGTGAAATCGATGGTGAAGGTACAACAGTAGTACCTAGAGTATCTGATATACACTTACTAGATGAAGGTAATTTAACTAATACTAAAGACTGGTCAGTAAATGAAGGATTACGTCAATCTTGGCAAGTTAATTGGTCTACTGAATACGATAAAGATACAGGTAGAGCAACTCCAATGGAAGTTGGTTGGTTAGGTTTTTCTAAATCTAATGGTACTGACACAAACCATAACTTTGATTTCGTAATATCTGGAACTACTAAAGATATTGCAGCTAACAGTGCAGGTAAATATAAAGAAAAGAATGAATTACCTGGTACTACAACAGGAGCTACGTATGCAAGAGCATCTAATACTATTACAGTTACAAAATCTAATCACGGTTTTGTAGTAGGTGATAAAGTTCATTTAACTTTTGCTGGCGCTGCAACTGATTCAGTAGCTGGTACTGAAGGTTATGAGATACAAACTGTTGCAGATTTAAATACTTTTACTGTCACAGATGCAGCAAGTGGCACTATAAGTGGAGGTACAAGTGTTGAAGCTATAACTGATTCTATCGCATTTAATCAAGTAGGATTTGATCTAGAACTAACTCATCAAGAATCATCAAATTCTGGTGGTAAGCCAGTCGCATTCTCTTATCCACCAGGTGATACTGTATATGTAGAGTTTAATAAAGTTGGTGGTGCAGGTACTGTACCTACTAACGGTGTTTTTAAAGTATTAGAAAATCCACAAGAGAATCCTGCAGACACAGGTGTAGCTCATATAGAAGTTACTAATCGTGGTTCAGGTTATAGTGGTACACCTACAGTTGTTATAGGTAAAGCTCCATGGACTACTGCTACGGCATATGCTTTAGGAGATCAAGTACCTGGTAAAACAGCAACTGATTCTGAGTATCATCTATATACTTGTGCTAAAGCTCATACTTCAACTGGTGCAGTTGGACCTACTCATACGCTTGATTCAGACGGTAATAAAGAAACAAAAGAAGTACATTACACTATTGCAACGACTGATGTAGATACAGGTAATAATACTATAACTATTACAAGTCATGGATTAGCTAATGGTACATTATTAGAATATAGAACACCACTTCAATCTGATGGTACTACTTATGAAACAGGTATAGGAGGGTTAAATACTGAAGCTAATAATGCAGAAGCTAACTTTAAATCTAATGTTTATTATGTAGTAGAACAAACAACAAATAACTTTAAGTTATCTGCTACTGAAGGTGGCTCTGCAATAGATCTAACTACAACAGGACATGCTAGCCAGACATTATCTATACAGGATCATTGGTGGACATACTGTGGACAAGCAGCAAGAGCTACGGCTACTGTTGCAAGTAATGCAGTTACTAAAATTACAGTAAATAATATAGGTTCAGGTTATAACTATGCTCCTACTATTAGCTTTACTGGTGGTGGAGGTAGTAGCGCAGCAGCTACAGCAACCTTACAAGGTCAGAATAGAGTAACATTAGCAAACTCAGATTTAACTTCTCAGACTGTTAATGGTTTTGTAACTAAGATTTATTATGCTAAGTGTGATCCATATTTAGTTGTTCAAGCTGACGGTACTGTAAGACCTGGTAAAGATGATACTTATGATTTAGGTTCATCTACTTTCCAATGGAAAGATGGTTTCTTTGATGGAACTTTAGAAACTGATGCTTTGACGATTGGTGGAGTTACCCTTGCAGAAACAATTGCGGATACAGTTGGGGCAATGGTAACTAGTAATACTGAAACAGGTATTTCAGTTACATATGAAGATGGAGATAATACTCTTGATTTCGTTATAGGAACTTTAAATCAAGATACAACAGGTACAGCTGCTATAGCAACAACAGTTACAGTAGCAGATGAAAGTAGTGATACAACTTGTTTCCCACTATTTGGAACAGCAGCTACAGGTAATTTAGCACCTAAGAGTGGTTCAAACTTAACGTTCAACTCAAGTACGGGTGAATTAGGAGTTGATGGTACACTTAAATTCGCATCAGCGGGTAATGGTATTAACTTCCACGCTCATGGTGGGTCTAATGTAAACTTACTTGACGACTATGAAGAAGGTACTTGGACACCAGCAGCCGCTTTTGGTGGTGGTACTACTAGTATAGCGTATACTACTCAAAGTGGTGTCTATACAAAGATAGGTAGACAAGTTACTCTTCAGTTTAATTTAGAATTAAGTAATAAAGGCTCAGATAGTGGTGATTTCACTATAACAGGATTACCATTTGCAGTTGATGACTTGATTGCTAGTACTTCTGTAGAAGCAAGTGGTGTAGCAGCTTACTGGAATGATATTGGTACTAATGTTGCTACTCTAATGTACTATGCAACTGGAAGTACTTTAAAAATGACATATACAACAGGCGCAGCTGATAACCCAACAACAGCAGCTAACACTGATTTCGATAATGATACATCCTTACGAGGTACAATAACGTACTTCGCAGCAACCTAAAACTGTTTTAATTGGAGATTAATCCTAATGGCACTAGTAAAATCAACTGAAGAAGATAAAATTGAAGTAGTAAGTCAATATAAATATGTTCAAGTAAGAACTGCAACTATTATTAAAGAAGATGGGGCAGAAATTAGCAGAACTTTCGCACGTAAAACACTAAATCCTGGTACACTAGATGGTTCAGATAACCTTGTAGATACTAATATATCTGGAGAAAGTTCTGAAGTACAAGCTATTTGTAATGCTGTATGGACTACAAGTGTGAAAAATGCATGGAAAACAAAGTTAATTGCTGATAAGACACCCTAAATTAGTAATACCTAATCCACCTCCAATAAATGCACTTGAATTTAAACCT